GAGATTAACACCTACATCCAGGCCAATGGTCTCCAGGACAAGCAGAATGGTCGCCGCATCCACCCCGATGATAAGCTCACCAAGCTTCTCAAGGTGAAGAAGGATGACGAGCTCACCTACTTCAACCTCCAGCGCTACATGAAGCACCACTTTGTGAAGGCTGGTGAGGCGGTTGCCACTGCTTAAAAACATAAACAATAAAAGGTAAAAACACAAAAAGTAAAAAACATAAACAATAAAAAGTCAAACCATAAAAAGTCAAACCATAAAAAGTAAAAAAGCCAAAAGCCAAAAGAAAAAATAAAAAATAACATTTAGAACTGTACAACATGTAAAAATTATTACATGTTATGCGCATTTCAAAGGTGAAAATAATAAAGTGTTTATTTGTTATGAATAATTCGAAAGCTTTTCGCACAGATTGGTGTACAAAATATATAACTGCATCTGAAACCATATAAACATTTAAGTAAAAATATAATTATAAATGTCTACTAGTACTGCCACTACTAGCTTAAAAGCTGCCGTGATAAATCAAAATATTTCAATAGACGACCGTGTGCGCGAATATGTCACAGAAAACACTCCATGTATTTATCTATTGACACCGTGTTTCGCTAGTCTCTGTTATGTCAATTACGTTCAGTGCCTAATGAACACTATTAGTATGTGTCGTGAATATGGTGTCGAATTAAAAATAGAATTCTGTAAGAATGATAGTTTGGTATCCCGTGCGCGTAATAATTTAGTGGCCAAGGCAATGAATGACCCTAAAATGACGCACATAATATTCATAGACAATGATATTTCATGGGACCCACTAGACATTTTAAAACTAATGATTGCCGATAAACCAATTGTTGGCGGAATTTATCCATTAAAACACTATAACTGGAAAAGCGCCATTGTCGATAATAAGAATCCTAACAATGACAATGCGGTAAAGGCATTGATAGATAAAAAAAACAGTTCTCAATTCAAAGATTTAATATCAGATGAATCAATGCTTCAGTACAATTTATTGAAATATAACGTCAATTATTTATCCAATGTTCTCAATATTGAAAAAAACTTGACCAAAGTAAAACATATCGCCACTGGGTTTATGATGATACAACGCAATGTCATTGAGTCGATGTCCTTAGCATTCCCATCAACGAAATACACGGATGACGTACAATTTTTAAAGCCAGAAGAAAATGCACATGCGTTTGCACTTTTTGATTGCGGTGTCGAAGATGGCCACTATTATTCCGAAGATTGGCTATTTTGCCATAGATGGACAAAGATGGGTGGGTCAATTTGGGCAGACATAAGTGTTAATCTTACGCACACAGGCATTGAGGATTACCGAGGTTGCTATTTATCGACGTTGATATAAATAAAAAAACAGTGTTTGGTAGTTCGCATGCCGACGATTACGCAAACACAAAGCCATCCAACGCCATAATCTCTTTTAGTTTATCCATGTCTTGTGGTAGATTTTCGATTTTTAAATTATCAAGTTGTTTCAGATTGTTATTATTTTCAATTTGAAATAACATATAAGTTTTTAACAGCTTGGCATAATCGGCGACATATTTCGTATTTTTTACTAGCCAAACATAAAATTCCAATATTTTTTCGTTTTTTTCTTTTTGTATCTCACGATAATTATTATATTGTCGAAACAATCTTAATGTCTCATATAAGGTCGCATTCGAATTGATATTATAGTCTGTTCCAGATAAGACCATAATCTCACAAAAATGTCGCGGTGTCATATTTAATTCTTTCAATATTTCTTGTGTGTCATATAAAACCGCGGTGTGGTTCATTAAACTAATATGCCGAACAACAAACGGACAGCCATAGAGAAACATATCCATATCATCACTCATGCAATAATTCGCTTTTCCAGACTTAACTAAATAAGCACAAACAGTATCAGCTTCGGCGGGCGATTCAATATATTGAACTCCATAAGCATCCATCAATATCTTTACTTTACGAATATCATCTTGTTTAATACGAATAAACTGTCGTTTCAAATTATCCATCTCAACCAACAAGTCTTTTTTCTCTTCGTCACCCACATCATTAATTGCGGATTCAATATTCAAATACTTTTGTTCGGCCTCTTTCTTATCTATGCGCCGTTTATTTAATAGCTCCTTTTTTTCAGGCGGTGGTTTTCCGTCAAATATAAATATCGGTGTTATGTTGTATGACTTCAATATAGATATAAATAAATACATATTTTCCATGAGCGCATTTTCGCCCATAAACTTATACAAATAAATACTGGTGTCAATCGCCACTATTTTATTCGACAGCTGTTTTAAGTGCACTTTGCGTACCGACTTTTTAGTACAGTTATCTCTAAGAAACCTGTTTAGGTTTTTAATACCCATGTCCCGTTAATTGTTTGTATGAGCACAATAGGTTCAACGGACAAATATTCAATTTTTTGAATAACGGGGGTTTTTATTTATACGGCTAATATAGATGAAAGACATATCTAATCGTCTTATTGGGTTTTTAGAAGAGCATATCTCACGTAAATTATCAGTAGCACCACTAATGCACTTATCCTCAGAATCCAACAAAATGTTATCAGACTTATTTGAAAAAATGATAGAGGCCGAACGCCAGTTTAAAGCCGCAAAAATAAACGAAAAATGGATAAGTTTTGAAAATACAAAGATACCCAAAGGAATAGATTATAACTATTCACCTGAAATTGCAAAGGAAAAAATAGAGGACGCATCTAAATTTGGCTGCATTTTTTCATTTAAACTAAAAGGACGCGACATACAAATCTCTATCAACTTTTCAAAAACAACTGACAATAATAGTAAGTATTGTAATGAGGCAATTAAACGCATTTATATGTGGTTATATTTATCCACACACTACGCATCCGCTGCATGTTCTCAAAAACTAAATATTTATATTTATCTTACTGAACTAAAAAAGAAACTACCTACTGCGAATTCGCATATTAAACAAGAACATGCAAATAGTGCATTTACAACAACATGCGATTCTGAATCAGAAATACATATTTATCGCGAAGAAGAATGGTTTAAGGTTCTCATTCATGAGACTTTTCACAACATGGGATTAGATTTTTCAGCAATGAACAACGCCAAAATCAATCACTGCATATTAGCCATTTTCCCCATAAAAACTACACAACAACGTTTTTTTGAGAGCTACTGTGAAATGTGGGCTGAAATATTAAACGTTATGTTTATAAGTTATCTTTCGACTCGTGCTCATAACACTATTGAAACAATGATTAAAAAAACTATGAAAATGCTTAAGGTCGAACGCGATTTTTCGTTATTACAATGTGTAAAGGTTCTCAATAATTTAAGTTTAGAATACGAAGATTTGTATGGAACCACCCCCGCAGCAGAACATGCTAGAATGCATAAATACAAAGAAAGTACGCCGGTTTTTGCATATTATGTGTTAAAATCAATCATGATGTTTTATGTAAGCGATTATATTCATTGGTGTGCGATTCAGAATGGAGGGTCTTTACAATTTGCGCACTTTGATAAAAACTTGACAGAATATTGTAGCTTTATTCGAGAACATTATAAACGCGATGAATATTTAAAATCAATTAAAATAGTCGAAAAAGCATTGGCCCACTGCAAACATAGCTCTGAAATGGACGAACATACGAGAGAAGTTTTAACTACATTACGAATGTCTGTGCATGAAATAGCGTAAAAGATATTCAATAATATATAATTATTATATTATTGAATGGAAAAAACAGTAACAGTTTGTCATAATCATGGCTTCTTTTCAAACTGTTCTATCAGATTAGACTGTATTATAAACTACTATAATTTAAACAATTATGAGTTGCCTAATATTGTGGATAGTTCTCAATCATACATAAGATATAGAGAACCTGGAACTGAGCGCGATTTTACATTTGATTGTTTCGAACATTATAATAATGTGTCCGGTGTTGAAATTACAACAAAGACTAAGGTGGATTATATTGAAAATTACCAATATTATAATTATAAAACATTGGACTATGAATCTATCATACCATTCGTTAAAAAATATTTTACACCATCATTGCAAATAAAAAAGATAATTAGCGACATAGAAACAAAATATGCATTTGGTAGTTACGATAATATATGTGCACTTTTTTATAGAGGAAATGATAAAGTAACTGAAAGCCCACTATGTCCTTATGAAGATATTATTGAGAGGGCAAAAAACATACTAATTGAGAACCCGTCCATAAAATTTCTGATACAAAGTGACGAAACAGAATTTATAGAAAGAATGCGCTCAGAATTTCCATCAAATTCGTTTTGGTTTAATGACGAAATTAGACACATGAATAAACAATCTAGTTCAGTTGACCATGTATTTTCTGATAAAAATCATCAGTTCTCAAAATATTATCTAGCAATCACAAATATTATGTCAAAATGCAAATATGTAATATGTGGTTCTTCAGGTAACTGTTCAATTTGGATTGCGCTTTATAGAGAAAATGCGGATAATATAATTCAATATATGAAGGGAACGTGGGGATAAAAAAACAATTGATACATAAATACAATATGTTTTTAGTAAGGGATTATTTATTTTTTGTGTGGAGTTATATTTTTTGGTTTTTGTCTATGTTTTTGGTTTGAGCTTAAATCTCAGTCAACAACTCGCTCACGGTCATCGGTCCCTTGCCATCTTCGCCAAGGTCGACATGAGAAGGCATCCTTGTCAGGTCCCCGAGGTCAACTGTGAACCCCAGTTTCATGAGCTGCGTCTTAAGCAGGTCAATCTGAGCAGACTGTTGAACCATGATAGCATCTTGTGCCTCCAACTTGAAGTTCAGCTCCTCCAACGTAGATTCCTGCACCTTGACCAATGTATCGAGATACTTGTTGGCAGCCGCGAGCTGGTGGACATTGGCATCAACCGGTGCCTCCTCAATAGGCGTATGGTTAATCTTGAAGACCAAGAACGCCGCTCGGAAAACACCAAACTGAGGAGAGCACATGAACTGGTACTTATTGAACCTGTAGATGCGCTTACTGCCGACCGTGTTGAGCTCATTGCGCAGATTCTCGACAAATGCTGTTTCGTACCACTTGGTGAAGTGGACATATGCCGACATGCCCTTCTCGGTCCTCACAAAGTCGATACGACTCACCTCGCCCAGACAAAGCTCGTTCTGGATGACGTTCTTGAGTGCGTCGTGGTGGAAAGGAATCATGGCACCATTGTCCGAGACAAACATGTTGTCCGGGATAAGGGGAATGTAGAGGCTTTTCCAGTCGCTCTCATACATCGGGCGCTCAACTTGCTCAACGCGCTTGGATTGCTTTGAAACCGCCTTGAACGACAGGAACATCTTCTTTCCGTTTGCCCAGTTAAACGTGGGCTCATCGAGCATGACTGCCTTAGATGGCATCTCACCGTCCTCACACTGGAAAGAATCGGCGAGATACTTTGACACAGGGGACTCGACCCAGTGCTCAAAGTCGACAAACGCGGTATAGTAGGTCACGGCGCTATTCGCGCGCTCCTGGACCTTGACAGCAGACGTCTTGCCAATCTGGAGGATGTCCTCAACAAGGCTTTTGACCGATGCGTCATTGGTGTAGCCAGCTGGCAACGACACAATGCGGAGGCTACCTCCAAACTCGGGCAAAAAGGTAACGACAGACTGCTGCATATTGAATAGTCTAGTGACTTTTGGGGTTGTTTTGGTTAAAATCAGTTTGATAAAAAGTTAATCAATTTTTTATCAAAAATCGTGGTCGAGAACATGTTTTCAAATTCATGATAATTCGTTTCTAACCGACATCAATAATTCATCGATTTCTGAATTATTTCGCCGAATAAAATGGTCTAATCTTGCCGGTTTAGTGGCAACCAATACTTTTTTCAGGTCAAAGTTCTGCGTGAATTTTGCAACAAGAGCCGTTTTACGTTCGGCTTCTGCGCGAGCTTCATAATCATCGTCTATTTTTCGGTTTGAACTACCGCCTTCACTTGCTGCCAATATGGCTGCTTCTAAATTCTTGGATATTTTATTATCATTTTCAAGCGAAAATTCCGCATAAAAATCAGGGAATCCGCGCTTAAATTGCGCTGCTAAACAATAATGTTTTACGGTGTCCCACCGTTTACTATCAATCGTAAATGGTGCTGGCCAAGTGTCGTCGATTTTTTTTCGCCAATCCACCATCGTTTTATCCTTTTTATTATTTAATTTTGAAAATTCGGCGATTCTAGTTTTGGGTATTTTTTCTCCCGCACCCTCACCTGCCAATGGTCCTTTATTTGCATTAGCATAAAATCTAAACACAACTTCCTTATCATATATGTCTTTCTTTAAAAACTCATCTTCGTCTTCTTCTTTTTTACCATAATCCGCAGGAAGCCCGAGAGCCGTCTTCATAGCAATAAAATCATCGATTAAATAATAAATTCCTGAATTACGCTCCATACATTTATTAATAATCAGGGCTTTTACGCCATGCGGAATCTCTTTAAACTTAAAAATAGTCTTCTTTTTATAAATAATGAGTTTATAATGTTTACCAGTGTAACTAGTCATAATATAATAATCTGGTCTAAACTTTTCACCTGGTTTCATACTTTCATTATTATAAATCTCACAACGCATAACTGAATCAATATCTTCGGCCAAAAAATCACCTTCTGATAAAATAATCATTTTAATATTTAATAGGTGTTCCATTTGCGAAACGGCCCAATCATCTGCCCAATAATCTTGAGTTAATATGAATTCCTTGAACTTTTCAAAAGTATCAATGTTCTCCATATAATCAAAATCCAATAGATTTTTTTTCGAACTTTCCTTATCAGCCAATAACAATTCTCGGCGTTCCAGTAATTTTTTTGCCTCTTCCATTAATTTCACATGTTCATCCTTATTTTTTACAGCACTTATGCGTTTCTTTATAGATAGGCTAGTTTTTTTAATATCATTAAGTTCCTTTTCAAC